AGATTATCCAAAACAACCAAAGGTCAATATGCAGACTATTCTACAAGTAAGTGGGCGAGAAAAGAAAGTGCTCTTACTGAAGAACAGTTAGCGGCAATTGATACACATGGTTTGTATAACTTAAACGACTTCCTTCCAGCAAAACCAAGTGCTGAGGGAGTACAAGCAATTTCCGAAATGTTTGCGGCAAGTGTAGACGGGGAACTTTATGACCCTGCAAAGTGGGGTGACTTTTATAAACCCTACGGACTTGATACAGGAACTAGCACACAATCAACAGTTGCACCAGCTCAAACTGTACAAGCAACTGCAACAGAGAGTGTGGCACCTGTAACAACACCTGCACCAGCAGTAGCGGAAACAACTGCACCAGCAGTAGAAACTCCTGCTCCAGCACCAGCGGCTGAACCCGTTGCAAGTGCTCCAGCAGAAGGAGACGCAGGCAAGAAGTCAGCAGATGACATTCTTAATATGATTCGTAACAGACAATCAAGTTAAGGAGATATCATGCAAAAACCATTTGACTTAACAAAGTTCAGAACCGGTTTAACTAAAAGCATTAGTGGAATTAGTGCTGGTTTCCATGACCCAAAGGATTGGATCAGCACTGGTAACAAAACATTAGACTACCTAATAAGTGGGGACTTCAATGGAGGTATCCCACTAGGTAAAGTTAGTGTGTTTGCTGGTGAATCAGGTTCTGGTAAATCGTTTATATGTTCTGGCAACATTGTTAAAAATGCACAAGATCAAGGATGTCAAGTAGTATTATTTGACTCTGAAAATGCATTGGATGAACAATGGCTACAGGCATTAGATGTAGATACGTCACCAGAAAAACTATTAAAAATTAGTGTTTCAATGATTGACGATGTTGCAAAAGCAATATCTGAATTTATGAAAGACTATAAAAACAATTATGGTGATTTAGAGTATGACGATATGCCTAAGTTACTATTTGTTATAGATAGTTTAGGAATGTTATTAACACCTACAGACGTAACACAATTTGAGAAAGGTGATATGAAAGGTGATATGGGTAGAAAACCAAAGGCATTGGCGTCTTTAGTTAGAAACACAGTTAACCAAATAGCACCCTTTCCAATTGGAATTGTAGCAACAAACCACACTTATGCATCGCAAGATATGTTTGACCCTGATGATAAAATATCAGGTGGACAAGGTTTTATATACGCATCAAGTATTGTTGTAGCAATTAAAAAACTTAAACTAAAAGAGGACGAAGCAGGAAACAAAGTTTCTACAGTACAAGGTATAAGAGCCGCCTGTAAAGTAATGAAGTCTAGATATAGTAAACCTTTTGAAGGTGTACAGATTAAGATTCCATATGAAACAGGAATGGACCCATATAGTGGTATGGTAGAAATGTTAGAAGCAAAAGAGATACTTACTAAAGTAGGTAATAAACTTTCTTATGTTTCTCCTGTAACAGGTGAAGAAATAAAAGAGTTCAGGAAAGGATGGACTAATGAAAAACTTCAAGTAATTTTAGATGAATGGGGACAAAATCCTATGGCACAAGATGATGTTGTAGACGATATTGATCCTGAGATTCTTGAACCAGATATGGAGGATTATACAGATGAGTCCTGAGGTAGCATTACTATTAGACGCATGGGACACGATTAAATCGTTTGTCCCTGCAAAAGAAAGGCTTCATGTAGCAGAAGAACTACTTAGATCTTTTGAAGATCATGTTGATATTTCAGAAGCAGAAGACAATGCTAATGAGTTCGATTCTATTATGAAAGCCGCATTAATCAGCCACTTTGACATTGGGTTGGAAGATGATGAAGATGAGGATTGGGATTAATTTATGGCTACCCATTATAACAACATTGTACAAGACTTAGGTAATATAGTTCCGGCAATCGAATATTACCAAAAGGAATTAGATGAAGCAAGATGGGAAGTCAAGATCAAAGGGAGCCTGGAAAAAGCCAGTGCCTCCCTGCCCGGTCTTACTGAGTTTCGATTTAACCAACTTCAAGAGATTGAAGCAATATTAGAACATTTAAATATAGAACTTCGCAAGGAACGTTCTGTAGTATTTCGTAAATATTTAGAAAATTATAATAGAACATTATCAAGCAGAGATGCAGATAAGTTTGTTGATGGTGAACAATCAGTAATAGACCTAACACACCTAACTAACCAATTTAGTCTATTGAGAAATAAGTATTTAGGAATAATGAAAGGCCTAGATACAAAGCAATGGCAAATAGGACATATCACTAGACTTAGAACTGCTGGTATGGAAGACATTGTAATAGATTAATGAAACTAGATTTACACGGTGTTAGACATCACGAAGTAGATCTTAAAGTAGAAAATTTTATACTACTTAATCAAGACCAATTACCACTTACCATTATTTGCGGTAATAGTCAGCGAATGATTGACCTAGTAAAAGATGTTATAGATAGAATAGGTTGCGAAGAATTTGTTATGGATTTATATGGTGTAATCGTTATAAGGAAAATATAATGTTAAACAATAGTACTATTCCACCAGAATATGTGGAAGCCAGTGTACTAGATCCTGTAGCAGAAGACTTGTTATTATGTTGTGATAGAAATTTAGACACAGCAATAAATCTAGGCGTATCAAGTTTATTATTAGAAACTATAAAAGAAAGAATAGAATATTTTATAGATCAAGGCGTAGAAAGTTTTGTATTAGGAAATACAGACACATGGCCAAATTTATTATCTTCAGAAACATATGACGATATAATTAATTTTTTAAAAAGTAAGCAAGATACATTCTTTATAATACAAACTATAGGGTATGATGCTAAAAAACATTCTGATAATATATATGAAATAGGATTAATTTATTTTAATAATTTTAAATATCAACCTATAGAAAATACAGGCAAAAGAGATTACTCATATAGTTTTTTGAATCATTTTCCAAAGTATTTTAGAATTCACTTAGGGTATAAGTTGTGGGAAAATAAATTATTAGATAATATTTTGTTTTCACAAAGTAAAGGAGAAGATAATTTTTTAAATGAAGCAAATAATAAGTTACAACATCTACAACATTATCAAAATTATATAGATTGTTTACCTTTTAAGTATGAGCAAGACCCCTATGCAAAACCATTAGATGATAAAAACTTATCCTTTGATACATTTTCTGTAAGCCATACAGCATTTAATAATACTTATGCTCACATATATACAGAATCAGAAATCGATAAACAAGTATGTACTGAAAAAACTGTTAAACCATTTTTAGCAGGACAAATACCCATACCTTTAACTCCAATTGGTCATTTAGAATATCTTAAAGAATTAGGCTTTCATACTTTTGAGGATCTATTAGGATATGATTATGACAATTTGGAATATGAAAATAAAATAGAAAAAATAGTTGACATTGTTAGCAAAGGAAGTTATTATATAGAGAACTATTATACTAAAAATTATACAAAAGTAGAAGAAAATAACATTAATTTACGAAATATGTATAAAAAGGGGTTGACAAGACTTAAAAATATAGTATAATAAATGTATATTTTAAATAAAGCCGTGGGAGGCATTATATGAAAAACTTTGTTAAAATTAAAAAAGGTACCTATCGCAATGCACCTATTAAAGATGCGATTTTTCCACTAGTAAAACCATTAACCTTTGGTAAAAAGGGTGCGTTTGTAACGGTAGATGGTTCTGCTTTAATGGGTCCTGACTCTAAAAGAGTAAGGATTTTAGTTGATTCACCACTAAGTGTTGAGCCCTCATCTAAAGAAGACTATCAAGCACTTATGCCAGTTAAAAAAGAGCCTAAGAAAAAGGAAACTACTCAACAGGCAATGGATAGGATTAAAAAGAGATTTGAGGTATTAGACCAAATGACTGATGCAGTAGCAAATGGTACTGTTAGAGGACTTATTGTTAGTGGCCCTCCAGGAGTAGGTAAAAGTTTTGGTGTTGAAACTATACTTGAAGAGTATGATGCAATGGCAAAACTAGGTGGTAAAGTAAAAACAGAGATAGTCAAAGGATCAATGACACCAATTGGGCTATATCAAACATTATTTAATAATTCTAATTCAGGCGATATACTTGTATTTGATGACTGTGATAGCATTTTGTTTGATGAAGTATGTTTGAATATGCTAAAAGCAGTATTGGATTCTGGTAAGAAGAGAACAATTAGTTGGAAGGCAGAATCACAGGCCTTAAGAAGGGAAGGTATTCCTGATAGGTTTGAATTTAAAGGTGGTGTAATTTTTATTACTAATGTAAACTTTGAAAATGTTAGAAGTAAGAAAATTCAAGATCACTTAGAAGCATTAATGAGCAGATGCCATTACATTGATTTAGGTATGGATTCTACTAGCGATAAGTTTTTAAGGATTAATCAAATTGTTAGAGATGGTATGCTTAAAGAGTATGGCTTTAGCAAAGAGTTTGAAAAAGAAATTATAGACTTTATGGTCTTAAAGAGTGCTAGACTTAGGGAACTTAGTTTGAGAATGGTACTTAAAATTGCTGACTTGGCC